AATAACGTGGCTCACCTGCCAAATAACCAACAGCAACTTGAGCATAAAGCTTAAGTTGTGTCCCATAAATGTTCAAATCAACACTCCCATCAGGGTATTGAATGAGCACTTGGTCAGTGATATTCACTTTGCCGTTCCAATTCAGAGAGAAGAATTTCTGAGCTGAAATCTTTTGTTGAGCGAATTCACTGGGAGGCGGCCCCACAGCAATTGACTTGGCCGCATCAGCACCTACAAGGAAAGCCACTTCATAGGGTGCGCTGCTTAGATTGTTGTAAGCGGGATTTGGCACACACTTCTTGGTGGTTTCATTGTAGATTTGAGGCGCCACGGCGTTGCCTTGGGCATCAAATCTGAGAGGGAATGGGTCAAATTTGTAGGTGACCTTCCCAAACAGTGAACCCATGAAGCCGTCAAAGAGGAGATTAAGGTCAATGCTCTTCAGCAAATTGGTGTCAGGGTCATACAGAAACAAATCAAAAGCTTCTGTTGAGCCAACCAACACATATTTGCCCTTAATCCCCTCATTCTCCTTTGGCATGTTATAAGTGCGCTCAAACGGAGGAGCACCCAAATCTTCTCTAAGAGCCAATTGTGCTTTGAACACAGTTCTTAGATTCAGATTTGATTTCACGCTGTTTGTTTGAGCATTGAACCATGCCTTGGTTTTAGTTCCATCCGCTGAAAGTGTAGATTCCAAAGGTTGATTTGGAGCATCCACAATCCCAGTTCCAGCGAGATACACATATGGGGCACGTGCCCAGAGATTTGTGCGAATGAAAAACTCATTGAAAACAGAAATCTGTCTCACCAAGTCATCATCCGCATACTTCACATGGTCTCGCCAGAAAGAGATGAAATAAGGCACAAAGTTGAATTGCATAGACTCAAATCTATGCAATTTGACCGTTGCCTCCTCAACACTCTCAGTGACGGAGTGAATGTTTTTGTTTGGGACTTGCGTGATATCACGCGGAAACACCAGAGGGTTGACCACTGGCGACGGCTGGGGAGTTACTCCCCTGAGGACTGGACCTTGGTTTGGCTGCCATTTAATTGAGCCAAACAACTGGTCATAGATTTTCCACCTAGGAAACTGAGCTACCTCGTTTTTGGCGAGGTAGAAAGGCAGCTTTTGGAAACGGTCAATGTCTTCGACCGCAGCATTGCCAAAGGCTGCCGGTAAATCCACTTGTGAGGGCATAAATCAAAATCAAATTGGTTTTGACTTATCTGCCAGAAGTCCCTAACAACAGATGTTAGGCTGGCAGCCCATGCCCTTGGTAAGGAGCGGCCATGCCCTTGGCTAAGAGGCAATTCAGAAACAAGCATTTAGCATGCCAAATCTCAAAGAGTGTTAAAATCACTCAAATCTACCATATCAGAACCCTTCTGGGAGGCAGAAGAACCTGCTGGATTTTGTGATAAACCTTTGTTAGCTTCCAATTCTCTATATTTTGATGCTAGAATTTGAAGTGAGAGAAACAAATCTGTGGCAACATCTAAAAGTGGGTGGTGGGAAAAATGCTTAGGAAACAAAGTTTTAAAATCTTCAGAAACTTGTTTCAAAGTTACATCTCCAACACCTGGGACATTTATCTTTTCATTCAGCAATTCAGGATTTGCAACCCACTGAAAACGCTTTTTACGCTCATCTTGAATTTTCTGAATATCGGTTTTATAAGTGCTTTCAAAAGTAGATTTAAAACCTTCAAGCTCTTTCCTAGCATTCTCAGCAGCATTTCTGGTAGCATTATAGGCTGTAGAAAGCTCCACCTCTGCATCTGGAGAGGGGTCAAGAGGTTCTGTGTAGACAAAAGTGCCATCAGGTTTGACTTCTCTGATTCCAATCCACTGCTTGCCGGCTTTGATTGCTTTTAGCTGCTCCTTGTAGTGGTTTGCTACGGCGTCCAAAACTGAAGTCTCAACAAATTTGCTTCTAAAATCTGGATGCAAAACATAGCCTTCTGGATGCTCGTAGAGTGTGTTTGCTTTCTCTAAATCTCTGAGCTTCCTCAATCTCGTGACCACATAATTGAAGGCATCATTGCTCATTTGCCTCAATAGTTTGGCCTCTTGCTCAGGAAAATCTGACAAATCCCTTGCTGGAGGCTTCTCTTGAGGCTTATCAGCAGGCTTGTCAGTAGGAGGCTTGTCAGCAGGAAGCTTGTCAGCAGGAGTCTCCTCAGCAGGAGACTTATCAGCAGGTGGCTGCTGCGCTCCCACTGGCAAACTAGTCAGTTCTGTCAAAGAATCTGTTGTGGTCATAAATCACTTCCTGAAGTTCCATCAAAAATCTAAGCTGAGCAGCATACACAACCAAGTGGTCATCTCTTAGAGTGGATGCTACGGCTTTAACCAGTTTTTCCTTTTCGTTTCCAAGAAGCTTTTGTAGCCTCTTTCCCATCGGAGTGTTCAGCCACTCTTGAAGCTGAATCTTTTTCTTTTCCTCCTCCGGTCTCAACAATTTTGACAGTTCCATCTTCATTTGCTTTTAGCGTTTTCATCTTGCTTCAATATCTCCGTTGCTTGTTTCACCACTTCCACTGCCTTTGGGTCTTTTATTGCACCCTCATGAATTGCAGATGCCAAAATCTGCAATAGGGCAGCAGAGAGTGCTTTGAATTTGTCACCGCCTTGTGACAAAAGTTTCAAATAGCTTTCAGCTTCATTCGGAAACATATTTTTGATTAAGTCCCGAATGAAAACATCTTTGGCCCCAGTAGAGCCAATCACAGGCAGCATTTGGGTCATCAAAGAAATCTTTTGCTGTCTCTCAACAAAGTCCACATCACCAGAAGGAATAATCACATAGTTGCCATAGGCATAAAGGCTTTTTAGCTCATCATCAACTTTGATTAGGCCGCCAAAAATTCTGCTTCTGATGATTTCAAAAGCTACTGTGTAAAGCTCTGTTAGTGCGGCTGAAAACAAATTTAGTTGGGCCGCCGAAAGCATTTGGGCGCTCATCATTGAGGCTTGAATCTCCGTAGCGGTTTTTCTGCTATCTTTGCGATTTTGGGCAGCATAATTGACTTGAGAAATCTCCTGAACATTCATTGTCATTAGGGCTTGAATTGCTGAGAGCATTGTGGGGTCAGGTGGCTTGAGTTGGAATTGCACCACTGGCGCTGAGATGACATCTCCACTTTTCAAAGCTGTGTGTTGCAAACCAATTTCTTCACTTGTTGGGCCTAAATCTGTGTTACGAGCAAAAAGCAAATAAGAGCCTCTCCTATGAGCAGTCACAAAGCTGGACATAAGAGAGGTCACAGCTTCTTGAGTGTCTTGGTCAAGATAGACTCTGCCACGGAGTTTTTGCAAAGTTGTGTTTTCTGTCAAAAGGTATGGGAAGATTACAAATGGATAGTCAACTTCTGGAATATTTTTGTTGTTGTAGCGGCCAATATAAAGTGGAGATGGCTCTTTTAGCCACTCATCACAATGTTCTACTGCTGACCAGCCAACATGCACAACTCCATCTTTGCGGAAAAAGACTTTCTCAACTTCTATGTAGGATTTATCTCTGGTTTCTCTGAAGCTTTCAACAATTTTGTCAATATATTCTTGATTGAAACCTAGAGAAACCAGTTTGCGGAGTTGGGATTTTGTGAAATAGAAAATTCTAATCAGAGTTTCGCAACTCTGAATATCCATTGTGTCTTTTGGGAAGCCAAAGCAGCCAAAATCTACATCTTGAAAGACAAGATTTCCTGGCTTGGTGATGTCTGGGACAATTTCACAAATGCCGAAGCCATTTTGTTGCATTCCATCAATGATTCTGTAGATTGGAAATTGCCAGCCACTATATCTGACTCTGTTTGTGAAATCTTTTTCAAGTCTTTCTGTGACAAAGTCTCTGCCAATTGGTTTGAAGATTGCGGCTCTTGTGGATTGGGAGAGATAAGCTATGTAGGCGGCTTGCTCTCTGCGGATGTTGGAATCAATAATGTGCTGAGGGACAAAAATCTCATCTTCAGAGAGTTTATTCTCTCTGCGTAGTGCCTCAGTGTCAATCTCAATATACCTGAGCTTTCTGTTTAGCTCAAGTCTAGTGCGTTGCTCTGAGGCGACAGTTCTTAGGTCTCGGATTTTATCCAAGAGTTCCATTTAAGGAAGCTCCTCATTCATGTCGAATTCAGTAGGGCCTTTTCCTTTTTGCTGAGCACCCTGCTGTTGCTGCTGAAGCTTTTCTTGAAGCTTAGTGATGATATAATCAATCTCAGCGGGGGAAGCTCCAGAAATCAGAGCATCCACCTGAGATTTAAATTCATCACCTACATTATCAGCAGCATTATTTGTAGCCATAGCTGCGCCAGCATTCATTTCTTTATCAGCGTTTCTATTAGGATTCATTTCTCACCATTAGGTTGTATTGTTCTATTTCTGCTTTAAGCAAAGGATTTATCTTTGCTTTTTGTCCAGACCTTTGGACAAAATTCTTAATCAGAGGAGGCGGCTGAAGCGGAGGTGGCTTAGCAACAAAAGTTGTTTTGTAATCTGTGAATGCCAGCACCACCGCATCTGCTCTGTCTGGAGAACCGACACCTCTGAATTTTGCTTTCCTCTTAGGTTCCAAAATATAAGAGCCATCTTGCCTCACCATATAGCGCCTAGAGGAAAGCTGAGAAATCAGCTTCTGGTCATTTGGCAAACAAATTTCACTCTCCTCAAGGAGTTTCGCGAATTTAAACCAAAGCTCAGTGCCCAAATTGGCATAAGCCTTTTTGTCTCTTGGTTTAGAACCACTATTCACAAAAAACACATTCTTCCAATTGTGGCGGCTTTTCAATTCCCACAAAATTGGGCCGCCTAGGCCGCTGCTATCAGCATAAATTGGGCCAGTCACCTCATTATCTTTCAGAAGCCTATTCAAAGTGTCCACTGTCTTTGAAGTGTCTTTAGCTCTCCAAGCAAAAATCTTAGTAATTTTATTCCCGTTTCTGATTGCCAACACGGTTTCATCTCCGTCAGCAGCTAAGTCAAGCCCAGCACAGTTTTCATCTCCAACTTTGTGAGGCACATTTAGGGCTTTTGAGATGTTGAGATATGGGATTACTGTGCTATCATCTTGGGCAGCAAACTCTGCCAAGAACATGGATTTAAAGAGAGGAGAGTTTTCTCCATATTCTGCTTTGCAATTCTCTACATATTCTGCGGGAATATGCGGGCAATCTTTGTAAGTGGCAAGATAAACTTTGTAGTTTCCTGAAGTGAATCTCTTGTAGAAAGTGCCATCTGGGAGACCGGGGGTAGAGCAATCCACTCTTTTTGTGAAGCCAGTGCATCTGGCTAGTGCTTTGAAAATGTCTTCTGGAATGGATTTGGATTCTGAAGTGAAGATTGCTAAGTGGGAATTGTGGGTTTTGGGATGCCAACCTTCTGCTCTGCCACTCTCGTCTGTCACGAAAAGTTCTATCACTGAGCCAGTGACAATATTCTCATAGTGCCTGTAGTTGATTCTCCAGATTTCTGTGCCAAACCTTGAATTGATTTGCTCACACAGACGTTTTATGTAGGAGTTTGTTTGCCTATCTAGCTGAGTGCCGGAGGCAGAAGTCACTACGCAGGTGGCATCTTTGAATCTGCTGCCTAGCCACACTGCACATGGCGCTATGATGAACTTGTCTTTGCCTGCACCATTACAGGTGCAAACCACGGCCTCAAAAGGTGTGGTGGTGGCAAAGTCTTGGTGGAATTTCACTTGCCAAGGGTATAGGTTGTAGCTCCCATTTAGAAGCTCATCATCCACATACAAAAGCATCTCTGTTGGGTCATCCCAAATATCTAGGACTTGGCCCATGCTTCAGCTAAAAGCTTCTCCTTCCTTTCTTTGACTTTGTCAACAATCAGGGAGAGCACACTCACATTTACTTGAGGCATTTTGTGGATTTGAGGCCGCTTTTGGCCTTGGAGAGTGTCCAAAATATAAGCTGCGGCCCTTTGCCTCACAGAGTCCTCCACTGAGTTTGTGGCAAGCTCCTGCATCACATCAATTGCCACATCCTCCAGTCCTCTGTCACGCATTTTCTTTTCCACAGAGGAGATTACCATCTCCACGGCCTCTGGCTCATAGCCTAGGGCTTCAGCAATTTGGTTGTTGCTGAGGCCTTGCTCATGGAGCTTAATCACTTGCAAGTTCTCCGGACTCATAAACAATCTTCACAAGGTCGGAACTTAAAACCACCTCCAAAAGCTCTTGGGGCAGCTTTAAGATTTCCTCTAATGTTAACTTTTGCATGCTTCTGTGAGGAAGCAAATTTTGTGCCAAAACATCTTTAGCATTTGATTTTGGAATTTTATTTATGATAAAATTTGAAGTGACTGGCTTCGGAAAATTTGGCTTAAAAATTGCTCAAAGAATGTTTATGACTTGTTTAGATTTGTTCTGTGGATGTGGTGGATTTAGCTTAGGAGTTGAGAAAGCTGGATTACAAGTTTTAGCTGCTATAGATAATGACCCAGCAGCTATAACAGTGTTCTTTCAGAATTTTCCAAACATTCCACATGTTCTAGAATGTGATTTAACAAAGTTTTCTCCAGAAAAATTACACTCAATAACCAAAACAAATTTTGATGTGATTATTGGTGGACCACCTTGTCAAGGTTTTTCTACAGCGAGAGCTGAAAATTTTGGCCCAGAAGATGACCCTAGGCGGCATCTTTACAAAGAATTCTTTGCTTATATTGATTATTTTAGACCAAAAATTTTTGTGATGGAAAATGTCCAAGGGATTAAAAAGATTGCTAGAGGCAAAATTTATGCGCAGATTTTAGCTGAATGTTGTCAACTTGGATATAAGGTATTTTGTGAGGATATTTGTGCTTGGCTTTATGGTGTGCCACAGAAGAGAGTGAGGCATTTTATTTTTGGACTTCTTCTTGAATTGCCTAATCCATCTTTGGAAAGGTTTATGCTGCCGCAAATTACTCTTTGGGAAGCAATTGGTGATTTGCCACCTCTGGCTGCTGGCGAGAGCAAAAATGAATATGACCTAGAATTACGTAGGCAGCACCTAGCTAGATATGGTGGCCGCTATATTGAGCAAGTGATTGAAGTTCACAAAACAAAGGAGTTGACAGCACATTATGCTAGGCCGCATCTTGAGAGGGATTTGAGAGATATGGCAAAAATGCTAGAGGGAGAAACAATTGAGGATGCTTTACGCCGTGGAGTGGAGTTTGAGTGGCCTTGTCCAAAAAAGGGTTTTAGGGATAGATATATTCGTCAACACAGGGATAAGCTTTGCTCAACTATTTTAGCAAATTTAGGTAAAAATTGGTTCAGGTTTATTCACCCTACACAAAATCGCTCCATCACTCCTAGGGAGGCCGCAAGAATTCAGAGCTTCCCTGATTGGTTCAAGCTTCCTGTCCAGCAATCTCATCAATTCCGCCTGATTGGTAATGCTGTGCCGCCGCTGGTGGGGCAGGCTATTGGCAAAGCAATCAGGGAGATTCTTGAAGGCTGCCCACTGCATTAGCTGAATTTCTGTGAGGAGATTTTGTGGCAACTAGCTATCTTAAATTTTGCAAGAATTTAGCATGAGTCAAATTTTAGGGTGGTGGGTTTGGGAGAGGAGTGCTAGTGTCAGGACAAAAACTTTTCTGGGGGCCTCCCTTTCCAGATTTCCAAGTTTCCAAATACGGGCAAGCTTGGCCAAGTTTTGAGTGATTGAATGCTGGCTTGTGTGTGTGTGTGTGTGTGTGTGTGTGTGTGTGTGTGTGTGTGTGTGTGTGTGTGTGGCTTGTCTAGGACGGCGTGTCTAGGCTAGCGTGTCCAGGATGTCCAGGCTAGCGCGCAACTAGGATTGCCAGTGTTTCGCCCGATCGGGCGGAGCATCTGGGACAAAAAAATCCCCGCAACAGTGTTGCGGGGATTGCGCGCTGGATTTTGTGGATTAGGTGGTAACGGATTCAGCGGCGGCAATGGCTCTATCAGCCGCCGCAACAATCCCGTTATTGTCGAAAAGCTGGCAATACTTTTTCCGGAGCGTTGCCAGTTCACGGACTGGAAAAGGCAGCTTTTTGATAGCTGCCCAAATTTCGCCCCTATCTGGGGCGATTTCGTCGCTTGACAAGGCAGTGGTAAACCACTGCCATGCGTGCGATTCGCCAAACATAAGCGCGGCGTTGACCGCGCCCGCAAGGCGAGAAAATCGAACGGCCATTAGCCGTCCGATTCTGTAAGGCTCCGGCTCGAATGCGTCCAGAGCTGCCCGCTCCGCCACGACGTGCATCGTATCAGAAAGCGGGCCATACGCCCGCGTGTCCAGGGCAATCGCTGCCAGCTCGCGGTCAAAGTCTTTGCCGTCCGCTGCCCTAATTTCTAGGGCAAGCCTAACTACCGCCGCGGCTTTGCTCCATCGCGGCGGCAATGTCGGATTCTGGCGGCGTATTGCCGCCAGCAGAACAGGAACGCGCCAATCCAGGCTCATGTTGTCATGCGGCCTTTTCAGCCGTCTTGACTAGGTCTTTCGCGCCTAGCAGCGCCGCGTTTTGAGTTATGGCCTTGCTGTTGCGGAAACAGCAAGGCCATTGGTAACGTCTCAGTAGAACAAAATTTCCGGCAGTTCACCACCTATCATTCTGATATAGATAGTAGGTTCTGTTTTTGCATACCAGAGAACAGAGAAAACGCCTTTCGGTATGTGTGGCTCAATAGCCTTTGCCAAGTCCATGACTTCAAACGGTGGGCAAGGTCGCTGCCACATCATTCGGGCATACCTTTGCCAACCCGTTGATTCTAGCCATGCGTCCAACTCCGGCGTGTCAACCGCGCGCGGCGGATACTCATTTGCCTTAACAAGTAGAAAAACGTGTGACTTCATTTGATTGCCTTTCAGTTTGTGCCTTGCCCCAGGGCAAAACCTAGGGCAAGGCGCGTTGACGTTGTCAATCTTCTACGAGAGCAGCAATGCGCTCTAGGAACGCCTTGCGGAGCATCCGCTTTTCCTCTGGTGTTTTCGCTTCACGCAGAGCTTTTTTGAATTCTGCGTGAGCTTTGGACACTTCATCTTGCGGCTCACGCAAGACGAAACCACTCTGGACCAAGCGGTCCAGGCTTGCCTTGTCCGCCGTTTCCTTTTGAACAGCGGCACATCGGGTGTCAATCCAATCCTGCAACCAGGATTGGACGGCATCGGTTGGAAACGCCGCCATGACATCGGCGGCGTCTGCCGTCCAAAACTTCCGCGACTTGCCAAGTCGCGGGCGCGTAGAAGCAAGCCGGATTCGCACCGGCTTGCCGTTCACGATTAGCGTTTCACTCATGTTGCTTTCCTAGGTTCACGTTGGCGCCATTGCCAACGCGGCAATCTATCTTAGATTGCACCGCAAGCTTAGCATGTCCAGGATGCGCCGTCAATACTTTTTGTAACTTTTTTCCAGAAAAATCTTTCGCAATTTGACTTTTCTGGCATGGCTTATGCTAAGAATCGTTCAATAAGTCATGTTAATGATGCCATAAAAAGATTTTGTCATGTCTGTTTCTGATTGCCAACATGATTTTCTGTTATGGAAACCTGGACAAAGCAAGCCATAAGAAAGCTTTATGCTGGCAATCAGCTTTGGTTATGTTGATTTTACAGCCTTTAGGGATTGAAAAAGCCTGTTCGCTGATGAGTAGCAAAAATACAAATCAGAGATTGCTAAAATCTAGCAATTTTTAACATTTGCCAGGGGATAGGGGATTAGGCCACTGGCTGGTATAGGCCTTTGCCGCTTCGCTTTTGGCCTAGGAAAAGCCTTTGGCCGGTGGCTAGTGTTCTGGACTAGGCACTGGTCAAAAGTAGCCTATAAGCCAAGCCAAAGGCCAAAGCCAGCGACCGGTTTATTTTGTTTACCGGCGGCCCCCCAAAATCAGGATTTAACATTTGTTTTTCCACTTTTTTCAGAGTTGTTTACTAGCATAAGAAAAAGAGTTTACTAGCAAGTGAAAATTCCAGTTTTAACATGTGAATTCTGCTGAAATTTAAAGTTCAGTAAACAAAATAAACAAAATAAACTGCCACTATGGCACAACCCATATGACATTTTGACACAGTGATGTAACTTTTGGACGGGTTTATTTCGTTTACTGAGTTTATTTAACATGCCCAAACCTTTCATTTCTAGCATTTTCACATCAGTTTTTCTCCCTTAATAATGGCACATATTTCCATTTTACCTATGCTTAACATAGCATTTTTGCACAAAATATTTTGCTAAATGCCCAAAAAAGTTTACCAGAGTTTACTAGTAAACAGGATAAACATTTACTCTGTTTACCAGTAAATCCTAGTAAACTTTATTTATTTTGTTTATTTTTAGAGGGGGGTAAGGTTTATTTGAGTTTACAAATAAACGCCAATAAACTTTTTGGCCCAAAACTTGGATTCCCGCCACGCCAAAAATGGCAAAAACCAGCAAAAGCCACACACAAATCAGGAATAGCAGCAAAAAACAAAGCAAAACACAGAAAACAAAAACCAAGTGCATCATAAATCTCAAATAACACAAAAATTAGCTCAAAAAACTTAGCCACTAGCAACATGGATTAAAGCAAAAAACAGAGACAAAATGGCACAAATGTTAAAAATCCGCCACAAAAGCAACTTGCGGCCACCAAATCCACAAACCCACAACAAAAGGAAAGCCAGCAGCTAAAACTAAAATGGCAATACTATTTCGCAATTAGCGATTTTACCGTATTAAGCTTGGCACACTTTATGCTGCCACTGCGGCATAAGACAAACTAATGGCGGCCATAAGTCATAAGGCTAGCTCATAGCGGGATATTAGCGCGACTAAAAACTTGCTTTCTAGGATTGACAAGGCGGCGGCGCCATACTATCATGCCACCATGATTGCGGCGCAACACGTCCAGGCTTGCCAAGGCAAGACAAGCCTTTTTTGTATTGCAACACGAAACAAAACAGAAACAGGAACAAACAAAATGAAACCAACACAATACACAAAGACGGGATACTATATTTCCAAGGACAAAATCCAAAACAACACGCTTTTGGATTTTGCTTCGGTTTTCACTAGTCTTCAGGCAGTTCTGAAGACTTTCAAAAAAGAGATTGAAAATGGACAGTTTCGGCTTTACAAAGTCGAATTTGTCCCTAGTGATGAAGATTTGAGCCAAGAGCTTATCTTGGCGAAATCCGTTCATGTTGTCGAAGAAGTCAAACTCTCAAACTAATGGAGAAAAACATGATTACAGTGCAATTCCAAAATTACGAGTTCCAGCGGCTTGTCCTTGGGGATAAGCAATTTGTCACTATTTCGCCAGAATTGGCGGAACAATTGCAGAACCAACCAATTAAAGGCTGGTTTGTTATTGAGAAAATCAGCAATACACAATATAGGCTCTGGAACTTCGCTGACTATCAGACAATGCATGAAAAGCAGCCAAATCCAGAATTGGAAAAGGCAAGAGCGGACTACAATCAGCGTCTGGAAAAATTCTACAAAATTCTAGAAAAGACGGGCAAGGCCAGAAACAAAGAATTTGTCAGAAGTTTGAAACAAGCCCTTGATATCCTTTAATTTATGCAACTATGATAAAGCAAATCAATTTTCAAATCGAGGCGGCAAAAGAGATTGCCGCCAAACTTAAGAAACACCGCGGTGTTTTGCTTCGCGGCTCTACTGGACTTGGCAAGATGTATATCACTTGCCAAGTCCTTAAAAATTTGGGGCAATCCAACATTCTTTGGATTTGCCCAAAGAATGTCAAAACCCAAACAGCACGTGTTTTGAAAGAGTTTGGGCTTTCAAAACACGTTTTCCTTTTCTCATATTCAGAGCTTCGTTCCACTGTTGGCCAACTTTATATTAACTGGCAAGCAGACGGAAACAAAGCGATTCCATCTTGGGATTCGGAATTTCTCCCAAGTTTGGTTGTGTTCGACGAATGTCAAAAATTGAAAAATGAATCAAGTTTGGCACACCAAATTGCTTTGGCCTTGCCACAAAACGTTAAGGTTATTCTCACAACAGCAACGCCTTTTCAGAGACTTATTGATGCCAAATATTTTGTTGTCCTTACAGGTTTGGCATCCAGAACAGAAGCAACTGGCTATTTGAAATATTTCGGGTATGATGTCTTCGGATATCATCCCACATATATCGAAAGACTTCGCAACCATTGTGAAGATGTGATTGTCGAGCTAAAGAACATTCGCTTTCCACATAAAGCAGAAACCGAATGTGTCACAATTCCGTTTGCTTCTGAGCAAGAACGTCTTCAATACGAAATGGCATTTAATGAATATGTCGAAACATGTAGAAGACTTGGTAAAAGCGCTTCGGCCTCTCATCTGACAGCTCTTTTGAAATTCCGCCAAAAGGCGGAAATTCTTCGTGCTCCGCATCTTGTCAAATTGGCTGTGGAGCATGTCAATAGTGGCAAACAAGTTATTATCGGCTCCAATTTTTTGGATACCTTGCGGCAATGCTGGCGGCATCTTAAATTGTCCAATTTCGACATAAGTCAAATTGCATACATCACTGGCAATCAATCTTCAGAAGAACGTCAAAAGATGATTGATTCTTTCCAAAGTGGTCAAAAGCAAATTATGCTTTTAACCGTTACTGCTGCCGGTGTCGGAATCTCTTTGCATCATGATAGGGAAAACTCAAAACCTCGTGTTGTAGTGTTGCCGCCAACCTGGAGTGCAATTGATTTGGTTCAAGTTTTGGGCCGCGCTCACCGAATCACTTCAATTTCCGATACCAAACAAATCATTGTTTGGTATAAGGGAACAGTAGAGGAAAGGGTTGTAGAAGTTGTTCGCAAAAAGCTAACATGTCTCCAAAAAGCTGTTATTGCCCGTGAACAATTCTTCCATGTTTTGGATTCTTCAATTAAAGAAGAAGACATTCTTCAATTTGAATCTTCTGCACAATCTTCGAGTGAAGATGATGTAGAAGAATTCTATGATGGAGCGGGATTGGAAAATATCCCGTTTCAATATGAGTGAAACCAAAAACCACAAAAACCAAAAATGAGCACAACATTCGAAGCATTAGTTAAAGAAGTGACTGATGAGGTCAGCAAAAGGACTTGTGCTTTTGCTGAGGAAAAGATGAAGGAAGCTATAGAAGAGTTCAGACAAAAATTAGAAGAAAATGTAATCAAATATGTTCCGACGAAAATCAAATTCAAGGAGAATGGGGAAGTTGTCCACAAAAAGACAAAAGAATTACTAGATGTTTTGAAGGTTGGCTGTTGGGCTGCAATTGTGGGGCCAACGGGAAGTGGAAAAACACTTGGTGCCCTAAAAGTGGCTGAACTATTGGGGATTAAGGCCTCAATTAAGCAAATGACGCGGATTATTGCGCCATATGAGCTTGTTGGCTACAATGACGCCAGCGGCAATTTTGTGAAAGGTGCATTCTCTGAAGCTCTTCTCTCTGAGCAAGACGAACTAATTGTGGTGGATGAGTTGGATAATGCGAACGAGAATGTGATTATGCTCCTGAAAGGAATTGCCGCAGGCATTATTCATATGCCTTGCGGCACAGTGAAATTGAAAGGCCGCAAATTGGTTGTAGCTACGATGAACACATGGGGCAAAGGTGCATCTTCAGAATATGTCGGAAGATGCAGACAAGATGAAGCTTTGCTAAACGAATTCTGTTTCATTGAGTGGGATTATGATGAATCATTTGAACTCCACCTCATGAAGCAGATTTCTCAAAAAACTGTCGAAGAATTAAAAGCCTTCCACAGGCTTTTTGTAGAGATGAGGAAAAAGGCCCAGCAAAATGAGGTTCAAGTCTCAATCTCTACCAGAAACATCTTAAATGTTTTGAAGCTTGTGGAATATTCAGGATGGACAGTCAAAAAAGCCCTGAAGGCAACTATCTTCAGGGATTTAGAGGATGATGAGATTTCAAAGATTGAAATAAAACCGACTCAACTAAGAAACGAGACTCCAAAAAATGAATGCCCAATCTAAACACACATTCATCTATAGAAAAGTCATGTTTGACAAATTAGTCTATGTGGCAACACATGGAAAATCGCCACTTTCTGAAAACCAAAGGGCTTCAAGAAAAATTGGAGACACACACTTTTATGAGACCAAAACTTTTGATGAGGCTGTTTCACTTCTAAAAACAGGCTATAACATGGTTCCTCTGCCAAAAGAAATTTTGGCAGAAATCAGAACTCTAACAAAAAATCTCTTGCCGAGTTATGCTTATGAAAAACATTTCGTGAGAAAACTGGTTGGAGGCTTTATTGACATCTCCACAATAGACAAGACGCCTGAAAACTTCTTCGAGGAAGAAACAGAATCTTCACTAGATGGCAGTACTAAGTTCATAGAAGTAGTCTCTAGTATTGCATACAATGCATCTACAGAGCCAGAAACCTTTCATTATAGAGGGAGGCTTGTTTATGAAGTTGTCAAAACTTTAATCACATTAGGATTCAACGTGAAGCTTGTTGGTATTGGAGCAATAGAAAATAATGGCAACGTTTACCAATTGGACATTATCCTCAAAGACTACAATCAAGACCCAAGATGGAATAGAATTAAAATCGCGCTATGCTCAGCAATGTTTCTGAGAAGGTTTATCTTCGCTTATGAAGAATGTGAAAGCCTAAAAATTATAAACATGTTTGGATTCAAAGCCACCAACAATTATGGCCGTCACCACGAAATTGTGGAAATAAGCAAAGATGCGATTGTCTTTGACTTCCCAAGTGGAATTACCTCTAAAGAAGCGATTAATGAAATCGTAACAAACTCACTAACCAAATTCAGAGAAAAATGCAAGACAACACACTAATCACGGCGGTCATGATTACAGAAGTTTTCTGTAATCAATTGTCAATTGACGTTCAATCCAAAGTCATGAATGAAGAGCATGACTATGGAAGTTTAACAACTTTAAAAAATGTGTCAAAGCTTTTTGACATATTGCCAAAAGACTTGCCACAATATCTCGTAGATAACACACCCCAAGAAATTTTGGTGAGCTTGATGATTAGGGTTGAGCAACTAGACTTAGGCCCAAAACAGAAATTTTACTCCTTCATGCTCTCTTTACTATTGTCAATAGTAAAGGTGTTGTATGAGAGTGGAAAATTGAACGAAGCGTTAACAAGCAATTGAACTATGAAAACAGAGGATAAAATCAGAGTCAAAGAGACAATTGAGCAATTCTATAAAATAAATGGCGGCACAGGTTCAATCTGGGACTACATTAGTCTCATGAAAATCCCGCCACAACTCAATTCTCATGAAAAGCTCCATGAGCTTATTTTGAAAATAGGGCTTGACAACTCTGCAAAGCTTATTGCAGAAAATGGAGAAATGTTTGAGAGGGTGGCCCTAGAAAGAACAGGGAAGAAATCCATTTTCGATTTGACTTTGGAAGAAAAAGTTGAACTTGTGTCAACCTACATTCTCTCAAACATCTACAACACCTATGTAAGAAAAACCTACAGCAACAATTGACCTATGAAAAGCACATCAATTTTGCCAGTAAAGGAGCAAGCAAAGCTCCTATCCTCTTCTTATAGAGAAGAAGTAATTAAGCAAGGTCTAATTGACCTACAACTTGTGAACTTCTACTTAGCTGTAAAGTCTTTTGTCACAAATGACTCAGAGACAGCAAAAGAGAAATTGAAGGCAATTAGGCTCTCAAAGCGAAATGAGCCAGTGCTGATACTTGGCGAAAGTGGCACCGGCAAAGAGCTAATTTCCAGAATTCTTCACGGCAGAAGGAAAGGCAGCTTTGTGGCGGTTAACACTACTGCACTTGTGGACACACTTTTGGAGAGCGAACTTTTTGGCCACAAAAGAGGCTCTTTTACAGGTGCTTACATAGACAAAAGAGGACTTATTGAGGAGGCAGAAAATGGAACTTTGTTCCTAGATGAGATAGGTGATTGCTCTCCACTTTTACAAGCAAAACTTTTGAGAGTGCTAGAAAATAAAGTCTTTAAACCTGTTGGCGCAACGAGGGATGAACTTGTGAATTGCAGATTTGTAGCTGCAACAAACAAAAATTTAAAAACCCTTACTGGGTTTAGGCTAGATTTGCTAGAGAGACTAAGCACATTTGTAATTAGGCTAAAACCAATTAGAGAAAGACCTCAGGATATAGAACTCTTCTGCTCTCCACAAGTCACAAAAGTTGCACTCAGTGTGTGGGAAAAATACAAAGATAGGTTTTGTCCTGGAAATGTGCGACAATTGAAAAACATTGAGCTGAGATTTCAAGTGTTGAAAGAAGTGAAAGAAGAGGATTTTTTGTGATAGCATTTTATGTTGCTAGCTATCGTTAACGCTAGCACATACCAAAGTTTGGCATGGCGGTTGCTTCTATTGTTAGATGCTGCCGCGAGTGCGGTAGCAAAGACAGCGCAAAAACAAAAGTCAGAAACAATATATGAAGACTGAAAAAGTTACGTTAACAAGGAGTAGGGCAGCTGGATTTTCCTTCTTTATCCCGCGGCCTGAAACAATCCAAGAGGCTGTTTCCTCTTGGGGAGAAGATAAAGTCCTTGACCTTATCCTCTCTTCGGTAGAGTCAAAAATTCGGTCCAAAGCCATGAATAGGCTTGGACTTTCAGAAGTCAAACCTCAAGATGTTGAGAGTCATCTTTCATCTATGAGGGCGAAAACAGGAGGAATCCTCTTTACTGAAAAGGAGGCCGAGAATTGGTCTCCTGAGGATAGAAGCCTGTCTCCTACTGGCTTGGTGAAAAAGATTAGCCAGTTGGTGAAAGAGGGTAAGAAGGAGGAGGCCCGAAGACTCGTGGAATTGCTCAACAGTCAGATTGAGCAAGTGGTGCAGTGAATTTGTGGGCCAGTGGCTAAAAACCACTGGCCAACACTCTTTACGCCATGAAGGGAGAGAAGCTTTGGATTAAATTTGAACCTGTGATTAGAGGTGCTTTAGAGGGTAGGACATTAAAAATAAAGCCAACCCTCAACGGATATACATCAATAAACTCTTTGTATGTTTTGCTTCACAAAGCGATTCACTTTGCAACGATTAATGTTGACCCTCTAATCAGAAGCAGAGTGAGGGTCTCAAAAAGCAAGCTAGAAAATGCTGTGATTGTTTCTCCAAAAGCACTTTATGCTGTTTCAGAAGACACAGAAAACTCCTGGAAAGACAAACTTCTAGCTTGGCTAGAGAGTGCGAAAGAAGGAGATATTTATGAGCAGGAAATCCTCCTAACTGAGGAGGAAAAGAAATGGGTAGAAGAATTGTTGAAGCCAATAGAAGGTTGTCTATTTGAAATCAAAGATTCAAAATTGAGGATAATGAGATGAATGACATTCACGAAAAACTAGAGTCTCTGACAAGAGAAGTCAAAATTATCTCTGAATATATGAAGAGAAATTTTGCTTCTCTAAATGCCAATCAGCTAGAAAAATATGGAATGCTTCTCACTTATCTCAGATATCTTGAGGAAAGCATAAATGATATAAGAAAGTCTCTTGATATATGAATGACATAGGAATTGACAACCTGCTTACAGAACTCTCCTCTTCTTTGAAGAGGCTGAGGAAGCTCCTGCCAAAAATCAATTTGAGACTTCGGCGTCTCTCAATTGCTGAAATTGAGAGTCTTCACGGGGTAATATTTGAGTCAAAAGCACTTGTTGCTGCGATTGACAAATTGGAGGAAGTTGCCTCCTACTATAGGAAAGGAGAATAACATGCCTAAGGAATTAGAGCAAAAGTTGATGAGAGAAGGGAAAAAGAAAGGACTGAGAGGTGACAGACTAAATGCGTATGTCTATGGAACGCTCCGAAAACTCGGCTGGAGACCGTCTAGAAAACGTAATAAGGCTAATTGACATGCCAGAGGAAGTTGCAAAACTTTCTGATGAAGAATTGAAAGAAAAGCTAAAAGCCTTCATCAAAAAGTCAGAATTGCAACAAGCCATTGAGGAATTAGGAATACCGATATGATGTTGGATTACTCACTATACTCAGTTTCATTTTGCCCTAGGAGAGCAAAATACACTGTTGATGGTCTTGTGCCGATTCAGAAAGATACAAAAATTTACTTCGGTTCTGTTTTTCACAAAGCACTGAAGCACTACTATCTTGGCAACACAGATGAAGCAATGAAAGCGCTTTTAGAGTATGAGCCAGAAGAAGATTCAAAAACCCACTCAGTGGGAAATCTGATTTTGTCTTTCAATGCTTACATAAAGCAAGACACTTTAAAGCCGATTGAAGCTGGCGGCAAAAAACTTGTGGAAGTGAATTTTGCTTTGCCATTTGAGGGTGAAACTTTGCTTTGCGGAACAATTGACTTAGTGGCGGAGTATATGGGAGAGAAAGTAGTTGTTGACCACAAAACAACTTCCTCAAGATATTTTGACACATATTTGCAGGGATTCAGACTTTCACCTCAGCTAATGACTTATGTGATTGCTTATCAGCGGACTTTTGGTGAGAGGCTTGGAGCAGTGATTAATGGAATCTTTCTGAAAAGCAACGGAGTGGCTGATTTCCACAAATCAGAAATCATTCATTTCACAGATGAACAACTGAACTTTCACCTAGAATCTATGAGGCAGCAAGCCAAGATGCTTTCAGGTGGTGACTTCCCACCAAACTACAATTTTTGCTCTGGCAAATATGGCCTTTGCCCATATTTCATTCTGTGTTCAAATCCACCAGAAAACAGAGAATTTTTGGAGAGAGCCTATTTCACAAGAAAAGAGTACAACCCTCTAACCAGAAAGGATTAGATTATGATGATTGCAATTGTAGGACCAAGTGGCAGTGGCAAATCCACCTCACTCAGGAATTTGCCGCCACAAGAAACAGTAATTCTTGATGGAGAAAGGAAAGGCTTTCCATTTAAGGGATACAAAAACTTCAAGATTTTGCCATTCGCTTCTGTCGCAGAATTTGACAAAAGGCTTGCTGAGGCAAAAGACTGCAAATACCTAGTAGTTGAGTCTTTCACAAAGTATTCTGAGTATGCTTTGAAGCTTTGCCAAACTTCTTTCTCTGGTTGGGATGTTTGGACAAATTACGCAAAAATCATAAGAGGGATGTTGGACAAACTCAAGGCCAGCGGCAAAATTGTGATTGTCACAGCTATTGACGAAATTATAAAAATCCCTCAACCAGATGGGTCTGAAGTTGCTAGAAGGGTAATTGGTGTGAGTGGCCAAGACCTGAAGAGAAGCGGGATTGAAGCTGAATTTTTGATTGTCCTTTTCACTGATGTCACAGTGCTGAATGGTAAGGTGGCCTACAGGTTTGAGACAAATAACTGCGGGGTAACAACAGCAAAATCACCTATGGGGATTTTTGAAGAAAGATTTGTTGACAACGACATGGCACAAGTAATCAAAAAGATTGAAGCTTATTATGAACATGCGTGAACTCATGGATTATAAGAAGCAGTTAGCTTCTGAAAGTCAGTTGCAGAACTACATTCAGATAGCCCACAGCTTTTTAAATAAAGCTGAGGAATATCATAAGCTCAAAAAACATGTAGAAGATGTGAGAAGCCTTTTGAATCAGCTCACAGAGCAAACTAAAGGTAAATTAACTGAGGAGCTGACAAAAAAGCTTGATGAGCTAATCAGGACAATCGAGAGACATCTTAACATTGAACTATACGATTTCCAGATTAGCTGGTATCACAACTTTTTTGACAAATATTTCTTCAGTTATAAAACTTGGGACAAACAAACTAGAGAAGATTTCAAAAATCTCTATATGCAAGATTATGTGTGGATTGTGAGTGACATGGCACACTTACTACTCACGAAAGATGTTGAGCTGAGGAAAGCGATGCAAAGATTTCTGAGATTTGGTGGAATCAATAATGCAAAAAATCTTATTGCTGAAGTGAAGAAAGTCATGGAAACCTTAAAAAGTGAGGCGCTATGAACGAATCAGAACAAAAATATTATAGGCTACGACTTCGGTATCTTACTGAAGAAATCCAGTCCTATCTCAAGGATGACCCAAAAGATTGGGAGCCTCGTGAGTGGATAGAGTTTATTGATAGATTGGAGAGATACATAAAATTTGTTGAATACTTTTTGAGTGAGGTGCAAAATGAAATTAAGTGAACTTCACTACCAAATCAACCTACTGAGTGACTTGGGTGCAAAAATCAAAGAAACCATCTATGACGCAGAGGCAGAAGAGTGGGATTACACAAGGCTAGATGCTGTGCTTCTAGGTATTGAAAGATATATCGAGCAGACCGAATGGTTACTGAAACAAATCAGGGAAGACTATGAGAATATGTAAGTATGTTGAGGACACGGTCGAATTGTTTGACAAAACATATTTCGTGTCACTCACATTTTCTGTGATAACTAGCAAAAATAGGTCGGAGCACTTTGGCACACCGGCCACAGAATCTTACACAGAGGTCATAATTGATAATTTGGATGTGAGGGATGAGTTTGGAAATATCGTTAAAGGAAAGTTGAGAGATAAGATTGAGGACATTATTGAGGAAAGGGTGGAGCAATATGCGAGCGAAATTTAAAACACTGGATTTGGTCACAAAAGGGATTTATGTGGCTTGGGATGATTTGGGAGTGCCGCTTTCAAATCTCAAAGGCAAAGATATTTTTGATGCCCTAAACAAGAAAATTAAGAAGCGGCAATTTGTAAAGCTTGATGACACTTTCAAGAAAGTGGGCAGAATCAGCACACTAGGCAATGTCCACCTTAAAAAGATTTTTACGCCGAGTGGCGTAAAAAACTGAACAAACCAAACAACAAACAAAACAAACCTATGGAAATTGACCTGACAGTAGTATCTGACAACCAAGGAAGGCCGTATCTCAAAAGTGGTGTTTACACCATTCGTTGCATTGACGCCGAAAAAAAGGTGTCGAAACAAGGCAACGAAATGGTAGAGTTCACCTACGAAATTGTCTTCCCAGACTTTGTAGGTGAAGGGGAAAATAGGACGTATATCGGTGGGCTTCAGCTTACTGATTGGATTGTCCTTAGTGATAAGGGCAACTCCCTCAGAAAGCTGAAAGCTTTGCATCAAGCAATGGACTTGCCACTTCATTTTGATGACTCAGTTGTTCCTCAATATGAAGGAAAGGCAATCAAGGCAAGGCTGGTTACAGAAGGCTCTCCGGTGAGAGATGAGAACACCGGAGAGGTGATTCTGAAGCCGGACGGGACAGCTCTGACATCTTACAATTACAGAGTCAGAGAAATTATCGCTCCAGCGCCAGAACACACAATCCCAGTGGTTTAACCACAAAAGTGCGTGGGGAGAGAAATCTCCCCACGCCCAATTTTTATGAGCGAATTAGATGAGCAAATTACACTTTGGCTGATTTGCAGGAACCAACTTTTAGGACTTCTCTCATCTCTTGACTTGAGCAAACTAACTCCAGATGAAATCAGGGAAGTCCGACATAAAATGGAGGAATTGAACTTTGTTATACTTCGTATCCAAAAAAAGTAGATTTGGCTTTTGTGGAGGTTATGCAGGTGAGTATTTCAGGAAACTCTGCCTAAGAAAGGGAATTACAGAAATAGAAGTAGTCACAGAGTTGCCGAAAGATGCAAAAGTGGCTGTGGGAAATGTTGGTGACATTTCTCTCAGAGGTTATCCTTTCAAAGATGATTTAGGCAGAATCCTGATTCCCACATTCTCTCCGCAAGACGTAGTAGATAGGAAGAATTACTTTGGAGACACCGAAGATGAGTTCAAATCTGGAAATGAGGTGACTCAAAGGAAGAATTGGAAATTTTGGTTTGAGCATGACCTAGCAAAAGCTTGGGAAATTTACAAAAACGGCCTCCAAGAAAAGAATCCAACATTCCATATTTGTGACCCAGAAGCCACAAGTGTTTTGGCCGCAGCAAAAAACGGGGAAATCTTTCTGGATATTGAGACCACCAAAGAAATGAAGCTTATCTGTATAGGCTTCGCACTAAATGAGAATGATGTTTATGTGGTAGAGCCTTCAGATGAGTTTATGGCCACTTTGAAGGAAGCTGTAAAGCACAACTTGGTGGTAATCCACAATGCAATGTTTGATGCTTTCATCTTGCGGCTTCATGGAATCAAAATCCCCAAAGTGTTTGACACAATGATTGCTCACCACAGAGTCTTTCCAGAAGTAGAGAAATCCCTCTCCCACTGCATCACACTCTACACTCATCTTCCATATCACAAATCTGAATATGCTTCTCAGCACAAAATAGAATTCTTCACTTATAATGCAAAAGACGTTTTTGCTTTGACTCAGATAAAACCCAAAATCCTTGAAGCTGCCAAAAAGATTAAAGCTGAGGAGAGCATAGATATGGCCAATAGGATGATTCAGCCATATCTAGAGATGTCTTTCAAAGGCATGAGAGTAGATTTCAATGCTGTGAAGGAGCTTTCCCAAAAGGCTGAATTCCACAACCAGCAAATAATGAGAATCATCAAAACACTTGCTGGCAAACTAAATCCATTATCCCCGAAGCAAGTGAAAGAATACTTGGTAGAGGTTCTTGGATTTAATGATGTCAGAAAGACGGGTGCAGCAGATATCCTTGCATTGCTTAGAAAGCACAGAGAGCCTATACTCTATGCCATTTTGAGGTATAGAGAGAATATGAAGGTGCTTTCCAAATTGAAGTTCGAGCCTTGGCTTGGAGATAGATTCACCTGTTCTTGGAAAATTGCTGGCACAACTACATTTAGACTTGGCAGCAGCAAATTGTTGGATTTGTGGGGGGATAATGCTCAAAATTTTGACAAAGAACTCAGGAAAATAATCATCCCAGATGATGGCAAAGTCTTCATTCAGGCTGACCAGAGTGGTGCAGAGGCTTTGATTGTGGCTTATCTGTGCCCACATGGGCCTTACAGAAGGCTTTTCACAGAAAACATCAATCCACACGTGTTTCTGGCTTTGCACCTTTTCAAAGAGAAATTTGAAGAGGTCTTGGGATATAAGCTTGATGATGTCTTGGAACTTCTGAATAAGCATCCTAAGTGGGAAGAAGTTTCAAAAGTTGTAAAAGAAAGCGACTCTTGGCCAGTAAGGTATTACTTTGTTGCAAAGCAATGCAACCACTCACTAAACTACAATGCTAGCTACAAAGCTCTGGCAATTAACACCTTGCTTAAAAGTGGTGGCGCTGTGAGTCTCAGCTTCGCTGAGGCCGCAAAATTTGTGGAAAAGCGGAAAAAGCTTTTCCCAGAAATTCAACTATGGCACAACGAGATTGAGAGAGTAGTGAGAAACTACGGCATTTTGAGAAATCTTTTTGGCCACCCAAGACTCTTTACTGGCTGGAATGACAATTTCAAAGAAGCCTACGCTTTCATACCACAATCCACAGTAGCACAAATCACTAATTATGCTGTAATTCAACTTTATGAGGCTGGAATCGAAGTGGTCAATAATTGCCATGACTCAATTTTGATTCAAGTCTCACCAACAGAAGTTGAAGAAGCCAAAAAACTTTTGACAGATGCTCTCTGTAGAGAGCTTGTCTCGCCAAGAGGTGAGAAATTCAAAATGAAGTGTGAGGTGAAAGTTTCAGATAAGTCTTGGTATGAAGCATGACAAATCTAGAACGCTGGCTTCTGTATATGAGGGACATAGAGTCTCCTCTAGAATACATAAAATGGGGATTCTATTCAATGATTGCTTCGGCATTACAGAGGAGAGTTTGGCTTTATCCAGCGGATGACGGCTCACCATGTGGATTCTCACTATTTCCAAACATCTTTGTGCTTTTGATTGGCCCTCCTGCAACGGGAAAGGGCAGAGTAATCAAGCAAGTCTCTTCAATTCTCTCTCACACCAAGCTTTGCAAAGTCACAGACTCCGGCAAGCTCAAGCCGCTGATTCAGCAGTCACCTGATAAAGTGACTTGTGAGAGGCTTATTAGGAGCATCTCAGAAGGCACAACAACTTGTGAATATTTGGTGGGAGAGGAAAAGAAAGTTTCTGCTTTCTCATCATGCTTCTTTCTAATTGAAGAATTGGAAGTCCTATTCAATTCAAATGCTTCAGATATGGTAAGTGTTCTCAATCAGTGTTATGATGCTGGAAATCTCTCTTATGAGACAGTTTCTCAGGGATGCTACAACATAAGAAACATTTGTGTGAGTATGCTTGCTGGCACAACACCAGAAAGCCTGAAGAATTTGATGTCTGACAAGATTGTAAAGACGGGATTTACAAGCAGAGTCATTCCTATCTACAAAGCTAAACAAAGATTTTATAGAGTGTTTCCAGGAATTTCTAAAGAACAGATGGAGGCTGCTGATGCACTAGCTGAGCACTTAAAAGTTCTTGCCACAAAAGTTTCTGGACCAGTGAAATTCTCGAATGAAGCGGAGGAATATTTCAAAAGCATCTATGAAAGTGGGAAGATGCCTAGAATTGTGGCAAATCCAAAAACAGATTATTACTATGCTAGGAAAAGAGTTCACTGGCTGAAGCTGGCAATGATTCTGCATTTCGCAGATGACACCTCAAATGAGATTGGGCTACAGGAAACTAAGAAAGCCCTAGAAGAATTGAATGAAATTGAGAAGGAAATGGGAAATGCCGTGGCTCCTCCCAAGAATCCACTTCACGATGCTACAATGGATATTCTGGAATTTGTTTCAAAAGAAAGAGGAGAAGTGAAATTGAAGACTTTGTGGTTTAAATTCTCAGAATTCTTGCGGCGTGAAGAATTTGATGAGTGCCTCCGCACTCTGGTTTCTACCGATAGAATTTCAGTTGAGGCTGGCGTGGTTCGATTAAAGAGCGCCTCACCTTATAAATGAAGGACTTCTCAAGGAAATCTTCCCACCTCTTTTGGGCTTCTTCTTCTCCAAAATTCCTCACCAAATAATCATAATACATTTTGCCCTCTATGAAGTTTCCTGGAAAAGTCTTATAAGCCAGTCTCACCTCAGTGCTAGAAGTTGGAATAGGGCCTTTACCTTCCTTGATAAATTTCTTAGCTTCCAAATTGATGTAGGGATTCACTTCAATATCAGAGATTGGAGACTTCCGCTCTCTGAAAAACTTAAATGTAGCTAAGTCACGATATTTCTCCCTAAGCTTGGCTTCTTCTTCATTAATGAAGTGGGCATCAATGTATCTCCAGGTTTGAGAGGCTTCTTTTGCCATATTTCCTAGCATAGTGGCAATCACTGTGTAGGGGTCTTCACCAGTGTTGATAGCCTCAATCGCATCTGAGATATTTCCAGCAATTGTCTCAGTGAGCACTGTCCACAGTGGAAAGCTCAGTGGCATATTCACTTTCAGGGTTTTGCCTTGAGCAGTGACAGAAACAAGCTTTGCAATGTCAAAGATAATCCCGCTATAAGAGGCCAATTGCAAAAGTGAGATTGTTTTTGCCACATGGTCTTGCAAATTTCCTTCATTCATCACTTCTTTGATTGTTGGCTCGTTTGGTCTCCTATTCATTAGGAGTTCGTTGAGTTCTGAAATGCCGTAGCCAACACCAAGAGAAGCTAATGTGTATTTGAGAAGTGGAAAGACATTTCCATCTTTCACCAGCGGCTCTACAATATCCCTTGTGACTGTGTTTGCTTTCTCAATTGAGAATCTAGAGAGTGCAGCAAATGGAGCAAGGCCGCCTTTCAAAGCCCAAGCTGGCAATCCCTCCGGCCCATAAGTGCCTCTCACAGCATCTACAAATCTTTTTGCCATTCTCTGAATGTCATCTTCTGTGACTTTACGCTCAAGCAAAGATTGCCAGCCCCCTTCCACTGTGTCACCAAATCTCTGAATAAACCAAAGTCCAGTTTTGTCTCCTTGCAAAGCTTCAGCAATCCTTACAGGAGCTAAGAGTTCTCCAATTGTGTAGATGTAGTGACCTTCAAAAGCATCTGAGAAATCTCTGCCTTGCAAAAATCTAGCAAGTCTAGTGAAGGTGTCGAAGATTTTGATAATTTGGTCAGGATTGTCAGGCACAAATCCAGCCACGTCAAAATCCTTAAAATGCTGTCTCACAGCATTTGAAGTGAAAGCCCTGACTCTGGTTTCATTTAGCTTTGCAAAAGCCTCAAAAAACAGTTTAAATTCATCTGATTTCAGATATGGTGTTACAAAAGCTGGAATGTTTGCGATATTTCTGCCTGCTGTGCCAACACCCATCACAAGGTTTGCGGCGGCCCTAGCAGCAGCCATTGTCCTTCTGTCAAAAGTTTCTTCAACCAAATTGAAGAATTCTAGGCCTTGCCTTACTTGGTCAGTGCCGCCAATATAGTCTTTTGTGAGTTTTGGCTTGTTGCCATATTGGTCAGGAATGCCAATGGCATTTCTCACTTGCTCATCATTTTGGAGATATTTGAAATATGCCAAATCCTTTCCTGCCCTTCTAGCATATCTATGTGCAGCTCTGAAAAACTCTTTGTCAACAAGTTCCCAAGGCAACCCTGCACCCTCGGCTTTTCTAAGTGCTGCAAATTCCACTGGTGTAATTCCACCTGAAAGTGCAAGTTTTTTGGCCGCAAGTAAATCTTCAGCTTCCTCTTTTGAGAATCCCTTCTTAATTAGATGATTGATATAGAGATTGTCGAAAACTTTGGCAAGTTCACTTGTGGGTTCCTTTGTCCACACATTAGCCACTTCAGGGTCAATCATGTTGAACATATAGCCATCTGGCCTGATGCCAGCTTGCCTGAAATGGCTTCCCTCTTTAACCTTTAGACCATATTTGATTTGCTCAAGCCGCGGCCACCTAAGAATATTTACAACCTCATCAGCAAATCTTTGCTCTTCTGGACTTAGCTGGATTGCAGACTTACCTACGTCATCAATCTCATACAAATACTTATAAACTTTTGTAATTTGGTCATTTGTGAGACCTTCTCCAGCAGCCACAATAGAATTTGCTATCTTACCTTCTACAAAATCTGCAAAAGCATAAGCTGAGCGGAACGCTGAGCCAACATAGAAATTTAGCTTCTCTATTCTGTCAACGATTGAGCCGAAGATTGGGAGGACGATTCTACTATTTGTGGAGACTGTGGGTCTAATTGGCGAGCTAGTTTGTTCACTTCCTCCACCGGCACGTTGAAATGCTGTAGAGTATTTTTGACTGCCTCCACTTCCTCCAGCTTGCTGGCCTTTGCTAGCAAGTGCGGAGCTAATGCTAGCACGTAACTCTTTATATCTCTCATCTTTCAGAATGTTTGGAATCCCCTTAGCTAACTCATCTACATCTTTCAAGGAAAGATAAGACATGCTTGGTAGAGGGGTGTTACCAAGCTTAGGCAAAAACCTATAGAGAACACCACCAATGTCCTTATCAAGAAAGATTTGGCTGTTGTTGATTCTAGTTGCCCAAATTCTGTCTGATTTTGACAAATCTCTTAAAAGAATTGCTGATTTGATAGCTTCAGTGTTATATTGCCACTCTTTATCTATAGGAAATTTTGCAAGCTCATCAACAAAGTTTTCTGAAATTTTCTTGATTCCACCCGATTCAACAAAGTTCTGGAAAACTTTGTAGGAGTAAAAATGAACTCTTGTCAAAACAGACGCAATTCCACTTTCTCCGGCAACAAAGTTGTGAACGAATTCATGCAGAATCGTTGCAAAAGCATCTGAAGCAAAAGACATAACTTTCGGAGAGATGTCTGGAAAAAGGCTCTCATAAATGGGCAAAACTTCAGCTTTAGCGTGCACAAATGGCACAATGAAAACACCTGAAAGTGAGTGACGGACACCTACAGCTTCAGTAGAAACCATAATGCCAGCATATGGTCTAATCACATCTTGGATGAAGCTCCCACCTAAAGTTTGCTTTATTGTTTCTAAAAGTGCCTTGTCAGAAGCCAAAATATTGTAAAAATTTCTGAATGTTTCATCAAGATTTTTCAGTTCTTGATAATGGTTTTTAACAAAACCAATCAAAGCTGCTTTGGTTTCATCTTTAATGCCCTCTTGAACAGCAATCAATAAGTCATTTACCTTGAGGTAGTCACTTACAAATGAATCTTCTCTATGTCTGCTTATATCACTCAAAATTGAAGAAATAAGTTCTTCAACATGAGGCTTCAGGTTTTTTCTGTTTAGCTCAGTTGGGTATCTTTTGTCTGTCGGAAGAACTTTGGGGATTATGTTTATTCTAGCTAAAATATCATCAAAACTGAAAATTGTTCTACCAGTGAAAAGTCCTTTAATTGCAACTGGATGGTTTCCTCGTCTAAGAGAGCTACTTCCAGTCTCAAGGTAAATGTCAAAATCTGGGGAGCTGTGAATCAAAAAGCTATCAGGAAAGTTTTTTGCTAGCAAATATTTCTCATTGTAGAGCGAATATTCATGTATTTTTATAAGCTTTTGCAGGTCATCAAATGATGACACAGAAACAAAATCTTCATGAAGCTTTTTGCCAGAATATGTTCCATAAAAATCAACGGTAGTAGGAGTGTTCTTGAAACCAGAAAATGTCGCTACATCTCTAAAATCAATTAAATCCTTCTTTTCTTCAGTTGAGCTTGTTAAGTCAACAACAGCCATTGTGCCATTAGGCTCATCTGTCTTTTCAATCTTAATCTTAATTCCTGCTAAATCATAATCTCCAGGCTTAGCAGCAACAATGTCAGAAACATCAATCTTGTCAGCATTTTCTATATAGTTCAAATATGATGGCTCATCAATGATTACAGTTGTCCTCACCCCATCTTTGACAGTGACATATTTAGTGCTTTTTGTGTCAAGCATTATAGAGAGTTTCGCATATCCAAATCCGCCAATTTTCTTTGCATCTCCTTCTTTACCTGAGCTTGCTAGTGGCAAAAGTTTCTCCACAACATCTCTTGGGGACATTCCAGTGCCATCATCTTTCATAATAAAGAAGTTTTTGTCACTATCTTGAATAGCAACAATGTTTCTGCCTCCATTATCAATCGCATTTTGGAAAAGCTCTTTATCAAGCTCCCCAACTGAGTGTTTAGCGCCAATAATCAGTCTTTCTTTGTTAATTGGAGCAACTGTTATGGCATTATTTCTAGCTGCCATGTTTGCAACTTCTTTTGCTCCTGGAGATGCAGCAAAAGTAGCAGCAAACTTCTTAGCAACTTCAATGTTGACTGTGTTCAGAATGCTGACAGAAGGAGAAACATTATTTTTGGCTAAAGCCACTAAATTCATGGCCAAAGCTTCTGGGTCTTTAGAACCAAACTTAGTGGCCACAGCGGCTTTAATGAAATCAAATTTGTCTCCTAGGGTTTCTTTTCCTAGTTTCTCCAGCCACAATTTTCCAGCTTCTGTAGCAATTATTTCTGGCCTAACTTTCTCAATTCTCTCAGCAAGACTCCTCAGATAGGGGCTTTGAGAAAACTTCATTTTGCTGATTGTTGTGTGAGCAAGTTCATGAAACACAGTGTCTGGAAGTTTTTCAGCAGTAGAAGAAAGAATTACAAGATTTGAAATTGCATCTTCTTTTGAAAAATCAGTCACAGCAGCGCCAGTGGCTTCTTCACCAGTAGGTGTTTTGATGCTTTTGGCAACACCAATTTTCTCAATTCCCAATTTTGAGGCCGCCGTCGCTTCCTCAGGAGTCAAAGAAACCAACCTTGTATAGTGAGGTTTCAGCTTATCAATGTAAAGATATTTGTTAAGCTCATTCAGCTTATCAGTGTCTCCAACCTTTTCAGCTTGCAGAGCACTTTCCATGATTTCTCTATAGGTTGGATTCTCAGAAGAAAGCCCAAGACTCTTATAATTCTCAACAGGAACTGCTGTGCGCTTTTCAAAAACTGACTCAACATATGGAACACCAGAAAGCTCTGCCAAATCTGTCCGCATCTTTTCAATTGGCGGAAGCTTCTTTTCATCTGGGAAGACCTTCTTCCAAGCACTCTTTACAGCATCATCTGATGCTCTGAACCATTTATAGCCTTCGGCTAGTGGCTCAACACCTGGAATGTCTGAAGGAATCTCATAAGTGATGCCAGCGGCCCTATTAAGAGGCATGACTTTAGGAACATCAGGAATTTTACCAAGTTTTCTACCTAGAGATGATGGAGATGAAAATGCAAGTCCTGGCAAAGCATATCCAAGCAAAATATCTTCTGCTGAAGGAGCCTTCCCCTGTAAAAGGTCAATACCTGTGCCTATAGCTGCTTGGCCAAGAGAAGACATAGCAGCATTTGCCAATGCTTGCCTATATGGAATTGTCGTAATTACACCTTTTGTGGCAAGCTCACCAAGACCTTTGGCAGCATAAAGCGGAACTCTGATGCTTGGCTTAAATCCTGAGGCCGCAGCAGCTTCAGAAAGCTCCAAAGCTTTTGTGGAGATTGGATAAAGCTCCTTAGCGATTTCAGCAGTTGTAGAAAGCTTTTTGTAGTCTTCTTCTCCTTGAACAGCTTTTTGGGCTTTGCCGCCTAGATAAGAACCAGCACCACCTAGACCAAATCCTAAAATAAGCGCTGGTATTGTGCCAATACCAGTTGCCGCAGCCAAAGCCCCAGCACCAAGAACACCAAGACCACCACCAAGAGCAGAGCCAATATTTTGTTCGCCAACATAGCCAAGAGCTTCACCCCTACTCATGTCAACATCAATAATGTCTCCTTCATTGAGGCCATAAATCCCTTGGTCCTCAAGCCTCTTTTTAAGACTTTGTGATACAACAACTCTCATATTAAGGATGATTATATCTTCGCCAAGGATTAGAATCTTGCCAGAAATTTGTCTGGCCAGAAATAGCGTTATTTATTCTCCTTCTAGTCTCATCATCAATGGACGTTGTTCCAACAAAAGGCACAACCCCACCAGCATTAACTACAGTAAATTCGCCAGTAAGTGGATTATATCTAACAACCTTTTGAGGGCCTGCTGGAGAATTTGTAGTAAGCAGAGAGCTGCTTGTAGCAAGTGGGATGTTGTTATAGTTTTTGAAAACATTTTGCAGGTATGGATTGCTCATCACTCTGAGGTTTCCACTGCTATCTGGGGCTACAAGCAATTGACCAGACAAGATTCTATTGAGGTCAGACCCAATAGCTGTCTGATTCATCAAAAGAGCACTATAGATATCTTTTGGCAGTGAGAGCAAATCAATGAGTCTTTGGCCTTCTTGAGCTTTGTTAGCATTCCACAAAGCTATTCTAGTTTGGGCTTCTTGAAGCTTTTGCAAATCAGGAAGCAAGCCATATTCAAAATTTGTTTTAGATTTCTCAATTTTTGATTGTGTGAGGGCTGCATCAATCTCGTTTCGCGCAGTATCAACAAGCTCTTTCACTTTCTCATATTTACCTTCACTCAAGGCTTGCTGAATCTTTGAATTCAAAAGAGCAATTTTGATTTGCGCATCTCTGGTTTCTGCAATATTTCCAATATTTTGCAAATCTACATAGGCCTTTTGCAAATCTACCAATGAATTAACCAAAGCGATTTTGTTTTGATTTTGTGCAGTTTGCTTTATGTCATCAAGCATCATGAGCACATTCTTTGTAAGCTCATCATCAATTTTAGTTTTGCCCCATTCAGTTTCTGTTCTTTGGCCAGCAGCTTCTGCTTGCTTTCTCATGTAGCTATCTGGCCCAAAAAGCGCAATATGGCCAATTTTTGCCAGAGCATCATCATTTAAGCCTTTTTCGTTTAAAATGTTGAGAATTTTGACAGCTTGAAAAACGCCGCTTCTAGAAATTCTGTCCCCAAAAGCACCTTTCAGGATATCAAAAGCTTTCTCTGCAACATCAGCTTGATTTTTCTCATTCCTAATTTTCTCAAGAACTCTCTCCCTTTCTTCTGCAAATGGCCTCAAAAACCACTCTCTATTGATAGCCTCAATTCTCTCAGCTTGTTCAGGAGCAATTAACCTCTGAATAAATGAAGGCTTCTCTAGCGGCTCCCCTTCACCTTTCTCAGCAAACTCTTTGCTGATTTTGTAAGGCTCTTTAATCAGAAGAGATTTGAGCAAATTTAGAGCAAGGAACGACATATCACATGAATAACCATTTTCACATATCTCTCAAAAGCTTGCAAATATCTGCCAGCTTTTATATCCTCTACACAAGGCTTAATGAAGACCCAATATAGAAGCTCCCTATCATAGATTTTCACATAAGGAGCAATACTATAGTAGAGTCTTACCATTTCCTCACCGAATGGCTGGGAGAGAAGCCAGCCATCCCTAAATCTCTTAATAATTCTCAATTCCTCACCATTTCCAGCCACTGCTGTAGTGATAAAGCAAAGCTTCACCTCTGTGCTTCCACTGCTGCTCCTGTTTGCACCACCAAGTGCGGTGATGTTTCTCATCAGATTTTCTGCCATATTTGCAGGAATTTGTGTCACCTCGTATCTAGGAGATGGATTAAAGAATTGAGAGGCAAAGTTTCTTGACACATTTCCAAACTCTGGGGCAAGCTTGATTGGTGCACTCACATCAGAAGCCCTAAGAGAGTTTAGAACATTTGTGGCAGTATTCAGAGCTTCATTCAAAACAGATTGTCCTTGGCGGCCATATTGACCAAAGTTCAAAGCATTTGTGATTATGCTTGATGGATTGACATTTCCAATGTCACCTCTAGCTTGGGCAAGCTGATTTGCATATCTTTCTGCCGCCACATTTTCTGGCCTCACACTAAGCAGGTTTGTGAGAGAATCCAAAATCGGCACTTTAGCAGCATAAACTTCAGGATTAATGAGCCTATCTAGAAGCTGAATTCCTAGTGCTGTTGGAGCAGTTGCCGCAAGTTGTTGGGCAGCTTGTTGAGCAGCCAAAGTGTTTCCTGTCTGGATTGCTGCTGGCCCAAACCTCTGGAGATTTGAAAGTGTTGAGGCAAGCTCCTGAGGAGTGATTGATTTAGCTGCACCAAAAACCTCTTGTGCCACTGGAGCAAACTGCTCAGTAGTGATTGCCATATACCCTGGCAAAGCTTTGGCATACAAATCCAAAGCCTGCTTAGGAGTTAATTGTGGTTTTGAGCTTGAGCTGCTACCTCCACCGCCCATAATTTTCCTCTCCTATTTCCTTCAATCTTATGGCCACAAAATCTTGCTTTTGCAAATTTAAAAAATTTCTTCATTGCACTTAAGCTTGTGGCCAAACAATCTTCAACAAATATAACGTTATCGTTAAGCTTTGAAGCAACAACTATGCCATCAATATCACCACTCTTATTTGTAGAATAGAACACATAATCTGAGTGTGATAATCTGTAAAGGATTGTATTGATGTCTTCTTGAAAAACATGCTCATTCCTATTGTCTAAAATGAATTTAAGCAAGTCACCGTAGGTTTTCACTGTTCAAGAAAGGTGATGCTGGAGTGGTTTCTTCCACCTCGGCAGAAAGCTGAATCAAATCCCCACCGCTCCACTCAATTGTGAACCCTGTCACATGTTTCAACTCGTTGAAAAGCCTCACAACAACTTCTTTGCCTCTGCTTGAAACATCATCAACCTTAACTTCGGCAAAATCAGAAAACAAGATTTTCACAGAATTGGCTCTAGATTCACCAGCATAGCCTCTAGTAATTACTTTCGCTTTTAATTTGTCTCCTGAATATAATTCATAGACATTGCTATCATCTATTCCGAAAAGCCGAGTCACATCTGTGTCAATTTTCGCAAATTGCTTGATTGCTAGGCCATCGTCAATGCTGCAAAAGCAATTCAGCAGTGTGTCATAAACAACAAACTTTCTTCCATAAATCGTCTCAACAGAGAAAATTGCAAAATTGTTGAACACAGTTGCGCAGACATTTTTTGGCTGCAAAATTCCCTCGAAGATTCTAGAGATTTTTGCAGAAAAAACAGAGTTTCTGCCTTCATTTTGAGTTTGCATCACAGAATTGAAACTCCTGATTCCTTCATTCTCAATAAACACTGTATCTCCCAAAATGTCAACCACACTGAAGTTGTTGACGACAGAAGATTTGAAAAGGAATTTTCTGATAAAGCTAGGCTCACCAAAAATTGTTTGAGCTGTTGGGCTTCTGTCAATATCTACCAAAAAACAAGAATCCGCTGCGGCCACAAAAAGTGAGCCATTTGGCAAAACTTTCATTGCTTTAATTGGGCTGCCACCAACTCCAAAAGAGGTATATCCAGCATCACCAATCTTATCTCCATTTTGGTCAACAGCTACAACAAAATCCAATGGCCTACCAGTCACAGAGCGAAAAATCTGGTCTCCATCAGACACCAGCAACATGCCATTCCAAAACTCCATGATTGTCCCAATAGGGACATATTCTCTGAAGCTTTGAGACCACTCACTAAATTTCCTGATTACAAAAACATTTCTAGCTGTATCAACAAAATATGGCTGATTAACGCCATCTTGAATCACAGCTCCTGGGACATTTCCAAAAGCTTGGCCAGAAAAAGACACACCATCAAGCACACTACCTTTTGAATATCTAGCATAATTTGTGGTGGATATTGGGACAAGCATCATATACACATAGTCAACATCTTTACTCAAATTGACGCCATTTACAAGATTCCATGTATCAAAATTTATGTGCTTGTAATACATCTTGCCGTCACAGAAAAGAATCAAAAAATCACCGAAAGGATAAAGTCCTTGCTTTTTCCCAGATGGAGCATAGATTTGTTTGTGGCCTTTGATAGGTGAAAGAGAGTCATACCTATTCCTGAGATTGAATCCAATCTTGTATTCATTCTCAGCCAGCTTAGTGTCAAACATCAGGCTGTTGATGCCGCCACTAAATGACTGTTGGGCCATGATGCGCTTCATATCTATTTTTCACAAGGAAATAGTCATGAGGATGCGGCTCAAATCTAACGCTAATTCTTCTGCCTCTTGAGGCATCAAAAAGTTTTCTGGTGATGCTTCTGGTGATTTTTTGGTCATAAGCTACAGCACCCTGCAAATCACCTTGCTCTTCTTTGAAAAGCTGCATCATCTTATTGACAATCACATCATCATGGTTTGGTGCTGGAAACTCATCTGTGTCATTGCTGAGATACGGCAAGGCTTTTTTGAAAAGAACATCCATCACAAAAGGCACTGAGAGTGCTGGAAATTTGCTCACATCTACCAATTTGAATGCCGCAACCAAATTATAGTTTGGAATTCTACTTATTAAGTTGTCATCTGTGTCATAGATTAGTGTGTCAGCTTTCGTCACCCTGTCTTTTGATATGTTGAAAATATCGTTAAAGCTGGTTTTGGTTTCTCCGCTGCCAGCAATAATTTCAGTGACTCTAGAGGAGGTGTCTGTTGAGCCAACAATTGTTGTGTGAGAGTCTTTGTCAGCTTCAATTCTAAGCGGCCCTTGATTTAGC